GATTACTCTCAACTTGAGTTTAGAGTTGCAGGAATACTCGCCTCAGATGAAACAGTTAAACAAGAAGTCGAATCTGGTTTTGACGTTCACTCCTACACTGCCAAAGTTCTCTCAGACAACGGAGAAATCACCGATAGAGGATCAGCAAAAGCTTCTACCTTCCGTCCACTTTACGGTGGAACTCAAGGAACTCCTGCTCAACAAGTTTACTTCAAAGAGTTCTTTGGGAAGTATCAAGGCATCTTTAAGTGGCACGACAAGCTCCAGAACGAAGCCATCTCAACCAAAGTAGTGACAACTGCTACAGGTAGACAGTTTAGTTTCCCTGACTGTGAGAGAAACAGATCAGGTAATGCTAACTTCAAAACACAGATAGTAAACTATCCTGTTCAGTCTGTAGCAACTGCTGAGATTGTGCCATTAGGTGTGATATTATTATTCAACAAACTGAAAGAGAAAGGGTTACAAAGTGTAGTCATCAATACAGTACATGATAGCGTCTTGATTGATACTCATCCAGACGAGATAGATCTAGTTAAGGAGATAGGCCCACAGTGTTTGTTAGATGCACAAGAGGAAGCAAAGAAACGCTTTGGTTTACCTGACTACATACCTTTAGAAGTAGAAATGTCTCATGGAAATAATTGGATGGATCAACAAGATTTTAATTGACAAAATAATAAAAGTATGCTATAAGCAGCATTCATTTAATGAAAGGGGATTCGTATGAATCAATTAATGAATATAGACGGTAATTCTACTGATCTATCAGCCTTGTATTCAACCATGAACTCAGGGCCAATACTAGCTAGGGCCAGGATTAATAAGGATAGCACTACAGATATAGATGGAGATATGGTAGAGGGAATACCTGCACCATCTATAGGACTATCTCATCCTGACCTTGGAGAAGTATTTGCTAAAGATACTTACTTCAGAATATTTCTAGACACAATGCAGACTTCTGTATTTGACTCTGATACTCAGAAGTTTTCTAATATGTCTCAGCATTTCAAGCAGTTCTCAGACACTGCATTAGATTGGGATGGTGGTGATAAGTGTGGATGGATACCTTCTAAGCAACGTGAGAAGTTACGTGCAGTTGATCCAGTAGCATATGCTACAGCATCTAAGGCTAAGTTATATAGGAATATCTTTGGTCTAATACGTATGGATAAACCTATGGCTGCATCAGGTGATAAGGTAGAGATAAAGGATGTTCCTTTTCGTATGAAGCTAGGCCCATCTAACTTTATGGAAATTAGTAAAGTTATGACTAGCATGATACGACAACAGTCTATGCCTCTTAACTTTGATATGAAGGTTGGATATGAGTTAAAGAAAACAGGCTCAAACAAATACTTTGTCCTGAAGTATACTCCTTTACTTGGAGAACACCATCCTCTAACTGATGAGACTAGGGAGTATATTACTAACTTCATTGATCTTGTTAAGGTAGAGAACGATCAGGTAGCAGAGAAGATGCGAGAGAACATGGTCCCTGCTGGAATTAAAACTGATCTTGATGACTTACTCAATGATGAGATCCCACTATAAGATGGATCTTCAAACAAAGATTGATACTTACCTTGCTGGTGATCCTAAGATTCCAGATGACATAGTTTTTCGTGCTAGTCAAATGTTTAATAGTAAGTTGGGTAAGTTTAATTTCAAGAGAAAAGGGGGAGCTAAACTTCCCTCTATGTCTCAGGTAGGCAAACCATTCTGTCAGTTACATGCAGAGAAACTAGGTTGGCCCAAAGCTCCTGAGTCAAACTCTTTTCGTATTAAAATGTTATATGGAGATATGACTGAAGTAATTGCTGTTGCTATTCTATTGGCAGCAGGAGTAGAAATAGTAGACTTAAATAAACGAGTGGGTTACAAAACTCCTGATGGAGATTACATTAATGGAGAACTCGATTTAATCATTAAAGATGGTAATGGTTACTCTCTATGGGATATAAAAAGTGCATCAAGATTTGCTTTTGAAAAGAAGTTTGCTTCTTATGAAGCATTGAAAGAGAATGATGACTTTGGATATTGCGCTCAGTTGTTTGGTTATACAAAAGCTGAGAGAGAAGAAACCCCAGAAATAAAAGCAGGTGGTTGGATAGCTGTTAGTAAAGAATCAGGTGAGATGAAGATAGTTCAAGCTGATCCTGATGATGAAAAAAACTATACCAATAAGATAGAAGATACTATTAATCGTTATAAGGAAGCAACAGAGGATAACTTTGTACGTGGATTTACTGATGAGGAAGAGTTTTTCTATCGTAAACCAACAGGTAACAGAAAGCTAAGTATGACTTGTTCTTACTGTAGTTTTAGATATACTTGTTGGCCTGATTTAAGATATGAACGCAACCCTAAATCGAAATCGGCAAATGCCTACCACCACTACACGGTCTTCACGTAGAATAAGTGTAGCGTCTGCAAAAGCCAAAGGACGCAAGCTTCAACAGTGGGTACGTAATTACCTTCAACAACATCTTAAAGGTGTTGAGGATGATGATATTACGTCAACTCCTGGTGGAGTCAATGGACCTGATATAGGTCTTAGTCCTTTGGCACGTAGGCTATTTCCTTGGACTGTAGAATGTAAAGCAAGATCATCCTTTGCTGTATATGCTGCCTTGGAACAAGCAGAGACTAATATGATGAAAGCTACAAAACCTGTAGCGATTTTAAAAGGTGATCGCAAACGCCCATTGGCATTGATGTATGCTGATGATTTTATGGAGTTGACAGTATGTCCGACAAAGAAAAAGATGAAGAAGTAGCACACGAAATACTTATACCAGATAATACGTATGGTGTATTTTGTACATTTGATACTAAACGTAATGAACTTCAAATATACGATGGTAACTTTAATGGTTCTGAGATGGTTGAGAATATTGGTATTAGAATCAGAGAAGTATTAGAAAGTGTAGTTGAAGAAGCTTCTGTAAGATTAGCAGAGCAGTATAATATAAAACCAGCTAAAAAAATAGAAAGAATAGAAGGCAATATTGTATACGCAAATTTTTCAAAAAGGTTACACTAATGATTCCAAGAGAAGTAATATTAAAAAAAGCCAGTGAACTTATTACAGGAGATAGAGATAAAGAATATGGAGATGCATTCACTAACTTTAATGATATAGCACAAGGTTGGAGCCTTATATTAAAGAAGCACGTAACTAGAGAAGATGTGGCATTATGCATGGCATGGGTTAAGATGGCAAGATTAGCTAAGAATCCTAATCATCAGGATAGTTGGGTTGATATAGCAGGTTATGCAGGTTTAGGAGGAGAGATAGGGTCAATGGATGCCTCAACTAAATTAGAAGCTGCCAGACAACAAGAGGTTCTTGCTAAAGTTGAAGCCGAAGTAGATTGGCAATTGTGAGATAATATGGTAGTATCTATTTATATAAACGCCCAGATAGATAGTGATGCCTGTTGGGTTCCTGTTGATGGTAAGGCAGGATTAGAAGAAGACATGAAGGAGTTAATATCATCTGCTGTTTCAGATGCTCTGGAAGGTATAGTTATAGATAATATAAAGGTAGTAGTAAACGATGACATTTAAATCAAACATGAATCCAATGTTCAGATCCAAATTCTCTGAAGATATATTTAACTTAAAGTATGCTCACACTGGTTGTGATACATGGGAGCAGTTATCAAGAGTACTTGTAGAAGATGTATGTGGTAACTTACGTGCAGGTGAAGAAGCTTTGATGCGTAAGGAAGAACGTAAAGAACTACAGAAGTACATAACAGATCTAAAGTTTGTTCCTGGTGGTAGATATATTTACTATGCAGGAAGAGATAGACGTTTCTATAATAACTGTTTTCTACTATCTGCTGAAGAAGATACAAGAGAAGATTGGGCTAACCTTAGTTGGAAAGCAGAATCATGTTTGATGACAGGTGGAGGTATTGGAGTAGACTACTCTGTATATCGTGAATCAGGTAGATCTCTAGGTGGATCTGGTGGACTAGCATCTGGCCCAATACCTAAGATGCAGATGATCAACTCTATAGGTGCTAATGTAATGCAGGGAGGATCACGTAGATCAGCCATGTATGCATCACTTAACTGGAAACACAATGACATACCTAGTTTTTTAACTGCTAAGAACTGGAACGATATGCCTGTAGGTAATACAGGATTTACATTTAAAGATATTAAAGAACAAGACTTTAACTTCCGCGCACCATTAGACATGACTAACATTAGTGTAAACTATGATACTGAATGGTTGATGAACTACTGGAAGACAGGTGATGTTGGTGAAGTATTCTTGAAGAATGTTGAACAGGCATTAACTTCTGCCGAACCAGGATTTAGCTTTAACTTCATGGATAATGAAAAGGATACTCTGAGAAATGCTTGTACTGAAGTTACTTCTGCTGATGACAGTGATGTTTGCAATCTTGGGAGCATTAACCTTGGACGCATTGATTCACTTCAAGAGCTTGCTAGAGTGGTTGAACTGGGTACTAAATTCTTAATCTGTGGTACATTAAGAGCAGAACTACCATATGCTAAAGTACATCAGGTTAGAGCAAAGAATAGAAGACTAGGTTTAGGTCTTATGGGTATGCATGAATGGTTAGTTAAAAGAGGAGAGAAGTATGAAGTTACCCCAACATTACATAGATGGTTATCGGTATATAAAGGCGTCAGCGATAACATCTCTAAAGAATTTTCTGATGAGCTATCTATATCCAGACCAGTTGCGAACCGCGCTATCGCTCCTACTGGTTCTATTTCTATACTCGCTGGTAGTTCCAGTGGAATAGAGCCTATCTTTGCTGTAGCATACAAGCGTAGGTATTTAACTGGTGGTACTAAGTGGAAGTATCAGTATGTCGTAGATTCAGCAGCACAAGAGTTAATTGATATGTACGATGCTGATCCTGATAAGATAGAATCTGCGCTAGACTTAGCAGATGATTACGAAAGAAGGATTAAGTTTCAGGCAGATGTACAGGACTACGTAGATATGTCTATTAGTTCTACTATCAATCTACCTGCTTGGGGATCTAAGTTTAATAATGAGGATACTGTAAACGATTTTGCTAATACGTTAGCATCGTATGCACATAGATTACGTGGATTTACAGTGTATCCTGATGGTTGCCGTGGTGGTCAACCTCTCTCTGTAGTACCTTATAGTGAGGCAGTAGA